TCAGCGCCAATTTTGTTGCGGCGCCATACCGACCAACGCCGCAGCTACGTCCGTCGCGATGCTGGTCTTGAGCCGCTTCAGGTAGATGTCCATCTGCGCGTAACTCGGTGCGGTACACATAAACGCCTCGAGATCGGCCAGCAACGCCGGAGCGTGAGCGCACAGTGCCTGGGCGCGGCGGATCTGGAAAGTATTGGCAAGCCGCAGAGGCTCCAGGCAATCAGTCATGGATGACAGCGGGACTTAATTCCTAATTAGAGGCAGGCACACATCGATGCGCCGCCAAGAGACATAGCCACTGCACGGCTAGCTCATTCTCCAGGGGATGGCGTATACGCCACTTGATCAAAGACAACGAATACACCTAATGGACGTAAGGTCATTTCATCCTAAGTAACGGCTGCTGGGGCCGCTGGCCTTCGGATGAGGCTGCGAGCGGCTAAACCACCGATTTCTTGAGCCCAACAAAAGTGGTATTGCCGCCGCATTCAACCTCGCGGAGAATCTTCCCATCGAGTTGATTTGACCCCTCTCGACATTCCCGATCACGGCGCCCGGTTTCCCCCGAGGCGCCGTCTTTTTTTGCCGGCGCTGCTGCACCTGCAGAATCCGACTCGCGCCGGCGTGATACTGTATGGATATACAGTATTCGCGAGCACACCATGGGCAACAGCAAACTGGCCAGCCGGTGCCACATCCCTACCGGCGACCAGTCGCGCGTAGCTAGCGCGACGAGCGAGAACGGCATTCTTGATCGTGTGCCGGGCAGCCTCGTCGCGGCAGCTCTCCAGACACTACCGCCGCCCACTGCCATTGGGCCGGCCACGGCAGCCGTGATCGCAGAGGTCGGCGAGCTTGGTTTGATCCAGTTCTCGGTTGAGCGCAGAAAGGTGCGGCACGGCCGTCATTCGCACTACTATTGGTCTGCTACGCGCGCCGAGCACGTCGACCATTCGATCTGATAAACAGGATATGGAAGCCAAATACCTCACCCTACTTCCAGGCGAACTGCACACCGTAGTCGCAGAAATAGAGCACCGAAGCAACTCCCAGATCATCGTTCAGCCAGCCCACGCGCAAAACGTCGCAGAGCAAGGCCTCGCGTCCGCTGTTATTGACCTGAATCGCGGAGCCTGGGCACTAATGGTCAACTATGTGGACGACATCTCCCCCTACACCTTAACCCATGAGCTCCTGCATCTAAAAAGAGCCCTTCTTGAAGGAGTTACGCGCCTGACCTCGCGTGATCAAACACCTCAAACACTCATCGAGGATCTGATCACTTTCGAGAACACCATGGAACACTTGTGGATCATTCCGGAAGAGCAGAAGTTCTTTCCGAATGAGAGCGCCTCACATTGGAATCAGGATCTTTCGCGAAACATAGGGATGCTTGACAGTCTGAACCATCATGGCCAGCACCGGAACATCCTTCAGCTTTCGGCTATTTCACAGTTCGCCGTCAGATCCCAGACGCATACGGATGAACTTCGCGCTTGGGCTGACAAAACCGGCAACGCCAATAATGTTGATCACTTCCTCACCGACATTCGCGGGGCGGCAGATAACAAGACGATGCTAATACAAGCATGGGTTCGCAACATGGGCTTCCCCTCTCAACTTTGCCAGCGCGCAAGGTACGACGTGGATCGCGGGGTTGAAGCTACTTCGGCCTTGTAAGACGAGGACCAGGATCCTGAACTGACGTCAGGGAATCGTAGGCCCGCTCGCAGGCTTTGCCGGCGATTCGGGCGGTGTCAGCGTATTCAGCCAGGACGCCCGCGCGCCGGTCAGCCCGGCTGAGCACGTCGGCAAGCACTCCAAGGGGATCGCCGGCTGCCGCGCCGCCGGCGGCAGCGGCGGAATTGCCGGGACTGGCGGGTCGACGGGCAAGCTCGGCAACACGGGCGCGCAGCTGGTCAGCAACAGCCCCAGCGGCACGAGCATCAGCACGAGCAGATTCAGCTTCTTTCGTTGCAGCATTGGCAATCTCCGTTTGTGCCGCAATGCGGCGTTGCTCCTCAAGGCGGGCGTCATCCACCGCCTTGACTTGGGCGCGCGCGGCATCCAGCCGCGCCTGCGCTAGTTCATTCCGCGCAGTGTCGCGCTCGAGCCGATAGGTCAGCACCGCCCCGCCGGCCAACGCCAGGACGATCAACACTGCCGCAATGAAGATGCGCTCGGGCGTCGCGAAGATGGCCTTCAGCGCGGCGCCGATGGCTTCAAGAATCAGCATGGTGGATCACCTCCGTGGGGCTGAACTGGTAGCCTTCGCGCGCATACTTCTGGGCAATCCAGAGCGGGAAAGGCATATCGTGGATGCCGGCGTCCTTGCCGGTGTGGTGTGTCTTGCAGAGCAGCAGCCCGTTCACCGTCATGTCGTCTACAAAGGCATACGGGTCGGCCGGATCGAAAGCATCCCAGTTGAATGCCGCGGCATGCGGGCCCAGCGCGCCGGATTTGGCGAACTCGGTCACGCTGGCCCAGTCGATCATGTTGGCCAGCGACCGCTCGATCGGGTGGTGGTGCGCCTCAAGCGGATGGCCTGACTGCTCGACCGTCTTCCCGCAGATGTAGCAGCGCCCGCCCTCGCGCGCGATAAGCGCCTTCTTCGAATGCAGGAACAGCGGTGTGGTGGTACGCACCTCGTGGCCAGGCAGAAGCACGTCGACGGCCAGCGTCTCTTTCTCTTCGTGGGTATCGGTGACGGCCATGTGGCCCTCCAGAAAAGCAAAAGCCCCGCGCGCGGCGGGGCCTTGGTGGGAATCGGGGAAAGTCAGACGGGGCGCTTGCCTTCGCAGAACTCCCGGGCCAGCGCCCGACGGTTGATCAGGCCCTGGACGGGCTTGCCATTGACGTTGATCCACAGCGACAGCGCGGCACACGCGCCGGCCAAGTCTCCGGCGTTGGCCTTACGTGCCATGCTGCTGCCGCAGAACGCGCCGACGCCGATGTTGTAGGCCGTGTCGACAAAGGCGACCTTCTGCCCATCGGTCAGCTTGTCCATGGGCACGCACCTGGCGATACCTGCGGCGTGGCTGGCCAGATCCTTGTCGAGCTGCGCCTGGCACTCAGCCGGGGTGTATGTCTTGCCAGCCTGGGCGTTCTCGGTCGCGCCGGTGCAGTAGGTCAACACGCCACCGATATCGCGATAGGTCTTGTAGACGGTGCCCTCGTTCCTCGGTACTAGGATCATTAGTGAGGCAGCAGCTGCGGCGCCGACGATGGCGAGCAGCCCCTTGCGGGCGATAGTCGACTCAGCCATTCTTCGCCCCCGCCACCGCATCACGCACGTCCCCGACCACATCCGCCAGGTCCTTGTCCCTGCGCTTCTCGATGAAGTTGAACAGCCAGCGGACCACCGCCCACGCAGGGAGCCCACAAGCGAAGAACAGGCCACCGAGCGCAACCAGCCCCACGTAGTCCTGCATCCAGGACTGAAGCCCGAGCTTCATGACGACGGCGGCACACCCGCAGATCGAGCCGACGCCAGTGCTGATCAATGCGACAGCCCATTCGGAGTCGCTTCGAGGCCTGGTGGTGCACATCACGACGATGGCCGCAAGGCCCGCGCCTATGGCGCCGGCGCCGGCCACGCCCGTGAGAAGTTTCCAGCCGCCAGCCCCAGCGAGGCCGGTAGTGATTGGTTCTGCTGCCATTTGGCCCCCGGAAATGAAAAAGCCCGCTCGAGGCGGGCATTGAAGACATTGATAAACAGGACTGGTCGTTATGGAACCGTGACGTCAGCGTGAGCCATATCGCTAGGCCTCCGGTCGCCCGTACCGCGCCGGGTATAATTCAGCGCGATTGAGCAGCACACCAAAAAGAATATGACAACGCAAATACTCATTCGGGCAATTCTGTTCGTTCCACGTCGAGTCGTTCCCCGCCCAGCAAAGCGCGCGATCCTTTCACTTACTCATCTGGGAAAGCGAATAGCCCTTTCGCTTATACATGGAACCCGTAGTTTGGCGTCTCTGATCTACGACGCTTTCCGCACCGATCTGCCACGCCATAGGGCTGCCTATAACGCCGGTTTAGATGCCGCTTTTGCCGCAGAACTATATTTGTATCTTCCGCCCCCAGAGAACCCTCACCCAATCGGCAGCCAAGCCTACAAGTCGTGGGCTATAGGCTTTGATGAGCGGAAACGAAGTGGGCCAACAACCGACTTCGAGAGAAAAATATTGGCTAAGCGAAGCGAGTCATCTGCCAAGTTCGGGACCGGAGCAACTCCAAAATGACCCTCCTGTTGACGCCGATCAGAGAAGGTGAATCCATTGAGGGTATGCGACGCCTCGAAGGCAGCCGCGAAACCAATGGCATTGTCCTTCTCACCAACATGGGCGACGACGATTGCGCTCGATCACTCAACTCCCTCGGCGGTGATCAGTGCACGGTCGTGCGCGATCTGGAAAGCCTCGCTATCGCGGGCGGCAATACCCTGCTCTGCTTCTCGCACTCGATCATCGTCCCGCGCGAAATCCTCGACCGCTACCATGGGCGCGCCTATAACATCCACTCAGCCTCTCCGAACTACCCCGGGCGCGATCCTCACCATTGGGCCGCCTACGATGGCGTGTCGGAGTACGGCGCAACGTGCCATCTGATGACTGAGCGAGTTGATGAAGGCGCCATCGTTGATGTGGAGTTGTTCGACACCACATACACCGATAGCCCCTTTCAGTTGCTAGCCAGAGCCAACGAAGCAGCCTTCCTGATTCTTGAGCGGATTGGCCCCAAGCTACAACGAGGCGAGCGCCTCACGCCGATCGAAGTGAGCTGGGGAGGCAAGAAGCGATCTCGCGCTGATCTCAAGGCTATGTGCAAGCTTGACCAGGCTGTCACACGCGAGGAGTTCGATCGCATCTACCGCGCATTCGACGGCGGTGTGCACGACAACCTAACCGTCGAAATTCACGGTAAAACCTTCAGGATCGATAAGACGGCTCCATCATGCTGATTCGGAAATCCGGTTATCGGTCAGAAATGGCCGTTATGCCGGTGCCGTCCATTTGACTGCCCGTGCGGCCGCTGCAGTCGTTGCAGTGTTGACGTTGGCATTGAGCGTCGCGAGTTGCTGCTGACAGACGTTGAGCCAGCCCACAAAGCTTGCGACGACGGCTTGCGCCTGCTCTTGCGTGTGCAGCTTCATCGCCCACGTACCGCCCGACTCGCACCACAGTGATCCACCCGAAGCGCAGCTCGCGATGGCGTTCTGGTTGGCCTGATCCGTCAGGGTGCTCGGGTAGCTATTGGCCGTGCCGAGCGCACTCGATTGGAATCCACTCGAAATTGCAGACTGGCACGCTGTGTAGAGCATAGCGCTCTGTGCGGCCTGCGCCTGCGCGAGCGTCAGCGGCGGGTTCTGGATTGCTTCCGCCTGAGCGTCAGTGATCAATGCGCAGCCAGCGGGAAGCAACAAATCGCCGCCGTTCGCGAGATCCGTATCACTGAGATAGTGCAAGCCGCCCTGCGCGTCTTGAAAATATGGCATGTGCGTTCCTTATTAGCGCAATTCGTTCCAAGCGTTGATACCGTTCGGGCCACCGGAAGCAGAAACCACATAGCTTCCGCCAGGAGGGACGATACCGGACACAAACGACGCATAACCCGCATTACTCACGGCCGAGCCGTTCGATTGGACGCCGTTGATAGTGAGTGTGGCCTGCCCACCCGTCCCGCTTGTACAGCCGATCGTAACGTTGACCAAGATTGGTCGTCCGGTCGTGTTGTAGTAGGTGGTGCCAGTTAATCGCGTACTCGACATGTTCTGCCAAGTCTGCTCATAACCGATGCTCGAGAGTGCGGACAATGCTTGTCCGCCAGCACCCTGCACCAACGTCGGTGCAGTCGCCCACGTCCCGGCGTTCGCTTCGGAGATCAGCACCATACCGACGATGCGGTACGCGCTATTCGCTGCGACCGCCGAAGCCGAATAGATCGTGCTGGCTGACGTTGCGCCACTGCTGATCGCCGTCGGGCTAATGAGGTTAGTTTCATCGAGCACCAGGCCGCCCGCCAAGTTCGCAACACACAGCACTGGCGATCCAGCGTTGTACGCAACCAGCAGCACAAGCGTCGCTTGCTGGCTTGGCACCGTTCCGAGCGTGGCCCCAGACGGCACCGTCAGCGAAAGCGTCGACGGAATCGGACCGACGACAGGGGCTCCGTTCGTCAGCGTCGGGTTTCGGAACGGAAGTGCAGTCGGACCGGCCAGCGAGAGAGTCAGAGCATTTGACGCCACCGATGCCGAAACTGATGGGAACAATTGGCCGAGCGGTGTTGCATGCTGGCTCTGCGTGGCGGGGGCGGATTGCTGTGCCCCACCCGCACACTCCATCAGCACACAAATTGGATTTCCGCTGTTCACACCAGCAATCGTGGCCTTCATCATCACGGCAGTGCCGCCGACGGCAAGCTCTCCGCCTTGCAGTGGCTGCAGGCCAAGCCCAAAGATCGGGATCGCAGGCAAGCCATCCGGCGCATAGGTCGACGGCCCCGTATTGGCGTGGGCAATATTCACCTGCTGTACAACGCCGTTCACCCAGGTAGCAGACGCGCCGCCGACAAGCGCCGGGACGTTCGTTGCCGTGTAGGCATTCGCGGCGCCCGTGTCGGCCAGCACGACACCGGTCTTCGTGGCGCTGCGGATGGCTGCCACCAGGTTGGCCTCAAGCGTCGCGGTCGTGCCATCGTCGACCGAGTTCTGGCCGGAATAGTCTGCCGCGAACTGACCCAGCACGGCGGCCATGATGCTCGATTGACGCCAGACCTTGTTGAGTTGCACGGAAGGCGCCACGCCCGCAGAGAAGCCATTCGCAAGCAGTGAAGCCAACGCCGCATACTGGGCCTGCGTCAACACGTTTGCGCCGCCACCTACCGCGAAAGGTAGGAAGTCGTTTGAAGTTGCCATTGAGGCTCCGGAAAAGAAAGAGCCGCCCGAAGGCGGCCCATTGTGGAGTGATAAGAGTCAGGCAGCTGCCGCCCAAGACCCAGCATCGAAACCACCGATGTACTGGTTCAGGACGTCGAACCCGAACAAAGGCGTGTTGTTGGCTGACGGCACCACGTAGTTCGCGTGCACGCCCTCGGGCTTGAGCGGCAGGTATCCACCAGAGAACAGCGCCCGCAGCAGCGCGCTCGGGATTGCCCCCGAGACACCCACCGTCATCGTCATGTCCTGGTTGTCCTGGATGAAGATGTTGCTTCCGGTACCCGCGAACAGATTGGCGTAGGCTGCCGCGGCGCCGGGCACAGTCCCATCCCAGCTGTTCGCAGCGATCTTCGCGCGAATCAGCGTGCGGAACGTCTCGTCGTCGAGTGACGTCAGACCCGTGCTCGGGTCAAACGGGCCCTGCCAGTTGCCCTGATCAAAGCCGAGACCGACTACGTCCAGCGAGAAGTAGACGTTCAGCGGCGTTTTTACCTGCCGCCTGATGCCTGCCCATAGGCCCACAGCCTCGAGCTGCACGCCGACCGCGTTGTCCAGGTCGAACGCGGCCGGGATCGACTGCAGGACGTTGATCTGGTCCGCGAAGCACTGCGCAGCAGCCGCCACCATCGCGGTGAACTTGGGCTTGTCCGCATGCTCGGTGGTGATGAGCGAGGTGTAATCGGATGCTTGGGCCATATCAGGTAGGCGTGATCGTCACGCTTGCAGATGTCGCCTGTCCGGCGTGATTGAATGCGAGTGGTACATCTGGAGAACCGGTGCCGCCTGGCCCGCTCAGCACCAGCGACGTGATCCGGAAAGTATTGCTTCCTGGTACCGACTTCGCAGCCGTCAGCGCAGAGTCCCATTCAATGTAGCCGCTCGGCGCACCGCCAATCACCACCGAGTTGATATAGGCCGCCACCGCCGCCTGGATCGACGCACCGATGGTCGACGTGTAGCCGGCGAGCGCCTTCAGCGCGATCGCGCAGGTAATCGCGTCGTAGGTAGGCCGGTAGAAGCTGATCGGGTGCGCGATGCCATAGGCGTCTGTCACCTGCACCGTGGTGGTGCCGTAGGTACCGCAACCTGGCCCCTTCTTCGCGGCGATGGCCTGCGCAATCGCCGTCGAATCACCACCCTCGACCACCAGGTAGATCTTGTTCCCCGGGATGCCGTTGGCATCCACAACGCTCGTATCGTTCTCGTACGGCGTCACCCGCGTGACGCCGGGCACCGCCCACACCGCGCCAACAGTGCCTTCCAGCACCGTGCGCGACGGCAATGCCGTCGACGTGGACTGCCGCGCCTTGAGTTGCGAATCGGTTTCGACTGGCGCGCCCGCGTTTGCTGCACTTGCGTTCGTGACGGACTGCCAGCCGAGCGTCGGAGTAGCGATCTGATTGACCGTGCCGATACCTGCCTGAACCGCTCCAGCCGTCTGGCAAGTTGCCGTCACCGTGATCGTGCCACTTGGCGGGATCGTGACCAGTGCCGGCAAACTCCATTTATTCTGATTCGCGTCCTGCGTCACGCCGTTGATGATAGGCGTTCCAGCCACACCAACGATGATCTGGTCGACTGTCGAGTTGCTCGGTGTATTGCGCTTCAGGCCATTGATCTTGACCACGCTCGACAAGTTTGCGCCCTGTGCAGAGGCCGGCGAGAACCCGTTGTAGGTCGCGATGATCGCGGCGTTCAGGTCATTGATCGGCGTTGCGATGCCGGCCGACAGAAATTGGTAGTCCTGCGAGTCGTTGCCCAGGTAGACATCCGACCCATAGATACCCTGGTACTTCCCGATGATATAGGCGAGGACGTCCGAGAACGCCGGCGCGCTGATCCCGGCCGCGCTGATGACCGGGGCGACGGAAGTGATGGTCATATCGTGGTCGTGAAGGTGGTTTGGCCGTACAGCGTGTTAATCGTTACCGTGACGGTCAGTTTCCGGATCGACGTGTCCAGCGTGCTCGAGTAGTCCACGATCTCAGTCACGCCCGGCGTGCCCAAAATGCGATCGCGGATCGCCGCGTCGTACTGGTCCTGTGTGTACTTGCCAAGGACCTCCGTGTTCCACGGCATGCCGTCCGTGACATCGAGGAACCACTCGCCGAGGGTGAGGCCGAGCCGAGTCTTCGCCGCCTGGGCAACCGCCTCGGCCTGATCGCGATAGAAATCGCCCTGTTGGTTCCCCCAGACGTAGTCGCCATTGGCATCTATCTTTCGATACCGCATCAGAATCCTCAGTTGACGTTACCGCTATTCCCATTGCCCGGCTGGACACCATTGTGCGTATGGGTGTCATCCACACGCTTGCCGTTGGCAGTGATCTGGCCGATCACGTTCAGCACCCCGTTGAATACCGCCGCGGCGCCGCTGACAGCACTACCGACCATGCCGCCTATGAAGGTCAGCAGGCCGGTGATGGTGACTCCATTCGAGAACGTGGCGAGTGGCGTGACCACATCGAATCCGCCCGGTGCGACGATCTTGACCTTCTGGCTGGTAGGGTTCAGGTCGATGTACGTGGCGCCGTCGTTGCTGCGCAGCTGCGCGCTCGCGGTGCTGATGCCAGCGATCTTGGTGGCCTGCGAGAAGAAGCCCACGAATGCGAACCCGTCACTGAGGTCATGCACGCGGGGCTCGATTGGGGGCTGCACGCCGCCGGACTGCCACCACGCGTCAATGCAGCGCGCCGAGAATACGACCAGGCATTCGTCTCCCTTGGCCACAGGGAAGGTCAGCGTGCACCCGCCGCCCCGAGGGAAGTGCACCGGCACGTCGACGAGCAGCGGCATGTTCACGAACCGGGCGGCGCCGTCCGGGAAATGCTGGATGCCCTTGATCGCCAGCTGCACGGTTGCGGTGACCGCCCCTGCGCTGAACGACTGGATGATGCCGGGCATGGCCGTCCAGATCCCAGATCGCAGCCCATCCAGCGCCACGCGCAGCGCTTCCTCGGGATCGTCCCAACGTTCTCTGCTATCCACTGGCCACCGCGTTCGTGTAGGTCGACGTCAGCGGGGCCGTACCGTTCAGGCCCGCACAGATCATCTCGGTGTAGAAGTCCTGGCCTCGCGTGTCGCCAGATCGCGACATTGCATAGACCTTGTAGATCCCGTCATCGTCCAGACTGGGGAAATAGTTCGTCGCCGTGTAGTCGGTGCTCAACGGCGCCTGCTGGATGCTCGCGTTGTCGATCTTGAGCCGTGTCCCCGGCCGGATGTTCGGGTTGAGCAGGCACTTCACGATGATGCCGTCGACCGTCTGGACTGGCATACCGACCATCCCCGTCGCCGAGGTCATCACGACCGCCTCGCCCGGCAGGTAACCGTTCACCGGAACCATCTGCAGCTGCCCGTCGCGCAGCGTCCAGTGCGACCCGCTGGCATCCGCCAGTCTCCGTACGTAATCGCGTGTCATGCCGTAGCAGACCTTTCCACGCGGCATCCTGGTCGGCGCAAATTCCGGCGAGTAGCCGGACACGATGCCGTACTGCGCCATCGACTGCACAAGCGCACTGTGGCAATCCGATTGCGTCCAGCCAGCCGCCAGCGTCGTGTTGACGACCGACCAATTGTAGGCCTCATCGCCATCGGCAGCGATGATGTCGATGAACGTGTCTGTCGCGTTCTCACGCCCTTTACGCACCTGCTTGATCGCACCAGAGAAGATCAGGCCAAAGTTGTCGCCGTAGCCCGCCTGCAGGAAGACCCGCGTGAATTCCTGCTTGATGTTATTGGCTGTCGCATCAGCCACGTTGTAGACCCGAATCGTCGAGTGTTCCGGGCTCTGCGTCGTGGCACTCCAGATCCTGAACCGCACGTGCAGCTGGGACAGGTCTAGCCCCTGACCGCTGGCATTGGCAACCACCAGGCTGACACGTCGAATCCACTGCTGCGTCATCAGGGCACCACGCAATAGAGATGTGAGTCGGTCCCGAGGTTCGTGAACGTCGGCGGCGCGTCGGCCGCATCGGTCTGGACCCACAGCTCGAAGCCGAACGCCAGGTACGAGTACTGCGCCAGCAGATCCACCCCGGTCACCAAGGGGATACCGGACACCAGCGCGTTACCGGCAGCATCAGCGATGTCCAGGAACCAGCCGCCATACGCCGCATCCCGCCACAGCAGCGTGAATTGGTACTGCACGCCCACCAGGGTGATGTTGAACACCTGGGGCTGGGCCGACAGTGGAATCTCGAAGGTCTGCATCAGTTCAGCCCCAACGCCGACTTGCCAGCGGAATAGCCCCGGTATAACAGGCTGGTATTCGTCGCCTGCGGCTGTTTCGTGCCCGTGTTGGTCGTCTGGCCAGTCTTCTGTGGCAGCGCCTGGTTCTCAGTCGGCTGCAGCTGCGTGGTGGTCGTTTGGACGATGATCACCTCGCGGCAGTGCAGCGTCGTGACAAAGGCGTTTTCGGTTCTGGCGTCGGTCGTGGTGTCGATCGACTGGATCAGCATGTTCTGGTACTTGCGCTTGCCCGTGGAGATGCTGAACGGCTCGCGCATCTTCTGCAGCTGCAACAGCTTCTCGTACGCGTAGGCTGAGTAGTTGCCGAACTTCAGCGACACGACGGCCGCCAGGCTGCTGTTGGTCCACCCCAGAGTGAGAGTCAACTCGGCCGGCTTCTTGTAGGCATGATCGGAGATCGCCGCGCCCTGCTCGACGGGATGGTCAGTGATAACCAGTTCGTCGTGATGGTGTTCCTCGATCGTGATATAGGCGCTGAACGAACCGAGCGACGAGTTCATTGATCGCTTGGGGGCGAAGAATGCGCTCACCACGTCGGCAGCGGTGAGCGCGGCCAACGCGATGCCGCTCTTTGCCAGATTGTTCATTCCACTGCCGTCCTCATGTTTCGAACCAGCCGCTGGTTGACACCAGACTGCGCTTGGCCAACCGCCTCGGCTGTACCCTGCGCGTCAGCCGCGCCAGTCACATGGATGGTGGTCGTCTGGGTAAGCGAGACCGGCGCGGCACCTGCCGCCTGTCCGCCGGCCGCGCGCACCGCCGATGCGGAAGCGAGCTGCTCGGTGCTGTACGGGTTACGGCCGTTCTCCACCCTGATGATGGCGTCCATCAGGCCGTGCATCAGGCGCGGGTCGTTCAGGTCGAGTGCCGCATTGGATTCCACGCCCAGGCGTCGCGACACGCTGCCGATGTAGGCCTGCGTGTTGTTCTCGCTCGGCGGTGCGAATCGCGAGATGATCGCGCGCACCGAGTTGATCCCACGCTGCGCATACCGGCGCAACTGGTCCGACAGGGCGCGCAAGCCATCCTCGGCGCTCTGGAACACCGCGAACCGCCCGTTCGGATCGTCCTCCCTCGTGGCGCCGGCCTGCCCGACGTAGTTCAGGTTGCCAGGATTGTTGTTGCGAATCCCGCGCGGCTGGCGCGGATCGCCTGCCGCAGGTGCGGGGGCCGGTGTCGGGGATGGCGCCGGCGCAGCACCAGGTTGCCCGGATTCCGATTCGCCGTACTTCTTGCCGTTGCCGTGCAGGAACTCGCCGACCGCGAACTTCAGCCTGTTCCAGTCCTTGTGGATGATGGCGTCGACAGCGTCCACCGCGGCGATCGCCCGGTACAGCATGTCGCCGAGCAGATCCTTCAGCCAGCTAATGGCCTTGCCTGCAGCCTTGATACCCGGTTCCCACTTTGACCAGTCGATCAGCGTCTGGCCACCTTCCTTCCAGACCTTGTAGTCGTCGTAGAGCGCCAGGATGGCTGTCCCGAGCGCCACGATTCGGCCGATTGGCGTAGCCAGGAATCCAGCGTTCAAAACCTTCCAGGCGACGCCCAGGGCGGCGACGGTTGCCATCACCATCTTCGTGGTGCCGTCCAGCCCGTTGAACCAGTCGACCACCGCGCCGATGGCCTGCATTCCGCGCAGCGCCAGCGTGCTGATGATGTCCGCCAGCGTCAATACCGCACCGGCGACCTTCTCGACGATGTTGGAGATGCGCCCGAAGTTGTCGACCAGGCCGTCGCGGAAGCGGCGGATATCACCGGACAGCTTGCCAGTCAGGCTGGTGGCCACCTTCTGGCCCAGAATGACGAACGCCGAGCCCAGCGCGCGCACCTCGTTCATGAAGGCGTGCGACGACTTTGCCGCTTCCTGCGAGTCCATACCGGCCTTAGCCAGCATGTCCTTGTAGTCGTCGCCGAACTGCCCCATGCCCTCGCGCAGGGCCATCAGGGTCTTTTCATCGATCCCCAGCGCCTGGGCGTACGCGTTCGCCCGGTAGTACGGCATGTTGGCGAACTTGCCGCCCAACTCCGAGAGGATCTCGGTGGTGTCGCGCAGCGCACCATTGGCGGCGCGCGTCTGGACGCCAAGGCTCGTGATGAGCCCCTCGGCGCCCGGGCTGTTGCGCATGAAACGCGCGAGGTTCTCGAGCGAGCCGCGCGCCGCCTCGGCGCTGGATCCCATCTGGGCAGCGGCAAAGCCCAGCGCCTGAATGTTCTCGACCGCCGCGCCGGTGCGCTGCGAAGCGAAGTACAGCGCCTCCATCTGCGAGGCGATAACCGTGACACTGGCTACCACAGCGGCAGATGCCGTTTTGACCGCGATGCCGAGTTCCGCAACCTTCAACGTCGCGGCGAGGACGCCATCGGTGAACTTCTTCTGGCCGCGCTCGTCGACCTTGAAGCCGAGCGAGACGAGGAACTCGCGGATGGTGTCGACGTTACCTGCCATGTTTGTCTTCGGTGAGTTGCCGCGCCAACTGCGTGTTCTCGGCGAGCACGTCCAGCGCCTCATTCATCAGCGCAATGTCCGCGAGGTCGATGGTGCCGTCCTTCAGGCTCTCATACAGGCACATGCCCTTCACGACCGGCCGCATCAGCCAGTCGAGACCATCAGGCAGGCATGACCACGTTATGCCGCGGGGGGCGCCGGGTTCATCGCCGGAACTTTCGCGAGGAACCCGGACAAGAAAGGGCCAAGGCTGTGCCAGACCACCTTCGCGACGAGCTGGACCGTGGCGCCCAGGTCTATGTCGTCGAACATCAGGCCGCCGCCAGGCACCCAGACGGAAGCCCAGTTGCCCTGCTGCTGACGCTGGACAACCGCCAGGCATGCGTGAACCACGTAGTCGAAGTCCTCGTCGGTCATGGCGGCGAGCGCCTGAACGAGTGGTTCGACTGCGGCGGCAATGCCGTCCAGATCGTCCTTTGCCGCGCCCGTCTTTGCCGACTCGGCGATCTTGAGGAACGCCGGCAGCAGTTTGGGCACAACTGGCCCGATCTTGCGGGACACGTGCAACTGCTTGAAGGTGTCGAGCTTTCCGGCGCGGTACGACTGGCCGGCGATATCAAATTCAATCGTCTGCATCTACGTCCCCAATCAGTAGGTGCCCAGCACCGAGTCGACCTTGATGGCGTCGAACACCCAGCTGATGATATCGCCGTCCTTGGCGTACTTCATGTCCGGCTTCTTCTTGAACGCGCACTCGCGCGCGACGTGCAGGTCGCCCGCGGCGGTGTTCGAGATCGTGATGATGTTCTTGCCCCACAGCGCTGCGCTGATCGCCTGCGCATCGTAGGCGGCCTGCAGCTTCTGGTTCATGGGGCTCGTCTTTAGCAGGCGCACGGTGACCTGCCCGGACTTGTCGGCGTGCAGGCTGTGCATGCCTTCACCGTCGGCGCCGACCGTCATGGTGTTCTTGTCAGCGGCGGCCACGACGTCGATGCCTTCCTCGGCATTCCCAGAGCCATAGCCCAGAGAAAACATACCGGTCGGACCGACCAACGTGGCGGTGACGTCTTTGAAGCTATACGAGGGCATGGTTCACCTTATCGTTGAACGTTGACGGTCAGCGAGATCGAGTGGATCGCGCCGGCTTCCAGAGCCGCGACCTGGAACGGGACGGACTTGCGGGCCTGCCGTTCGGACAGGGCCTGCGACGAGATGGGCGGGGCGTACACGTAGTAGCCCTTCGACAGCGTGTCGCCCTGGTTCAGCGCGCCGAAGCCGGACTGGTTCCAGACGCCCGCTGCCAGATAGCCGTTGTTGACCGCAGCCGCGCACGAAGACTCGATGGTCGCGGCCAAGATCTGGTTGCCTGCATCGGTCTGCGGGATCTTCGTCGGGGTCGTGTAAAGCGCGTTGTACAGATCGGTCTGCACGCGGTTGCGGAACCAGATCGCGTTGTAGATCGAGTCGATGAAGATGCCGCTCGGGGACCACCCGTTCTGGATGATCGCCGTACCGTTGTCGTAGCTGACGTAGTAGTTGTACTTCTTCGCGTCGAGCGCGTTGGCCTGGGTCGTGTTCAGCGACTCGGCCACGACACCCGGCTCGGTCTTGTACATCAGCGTGATGGTCGTTCGGTTGCCGTTGAAGTTGACAGTCAACAGGCGCCCCAGCATCGAGGCAACCGCATAGGGGCTCGAACTCGACCACTGAGCGAAGCTGTACTTGTAGCCGAGCTGCGTCAGCTGGTAGCCAATGTCGCTGGTCTGCGTCGGATCCACCGCCGCGGCTTCCTGCGACGTGATGCCATACAGGTGTGCCTGGTCCGCTTCGACGTACGCGGCCACCGCCAGATGCTGCGCATCGGTGATTGACGTGTCGGCAAACGTGATGCCGAGGAACTGGCGCCCGAAGTTGGAGACCATCGCGTTGACCGCATCCACCGGCTGCTCAGCGGCTACACCGTTGACCGGCACAGAGGCGACACCAGTTGTCAGACCCAGCTGCGCAGAGATATCAGTGCCGGTGGCCGGCGCGGTCGCATAGGTGATCGTCGAGGCATTGACACCGCCGGACAGGGTCGCGCCGGACAAAGTGACGTTGGTCGACGACTTGGCCAGGGTGAACGCGTTGCCGCCGGTGCCCACCGAACCATACGTCACCGTCACCACACCCAGCGAGGTCGAGTACTTGGCCTTGACCAGGTTGGTGTCTGCCGAGGCCTGCAGGAATGCCTGCAGGTTGGCGGCCGTCTGAGCGGCGGTGGTGCCAATCAGCACCTGGCTGCCCGTCGGGTTGGCGGCCACGAACGTGACGACGGTGCCCCCGATCGTGACGGTGTCGTTCGCGGCAGGATTGCCCGTCAGGGTGATCGTGCCGTTTGCCGGCGTGCCGGCACCAGCCGAGGCGCTCGTGATCTCGAAGCGGCTATAACTGGCGTTCCAGACGCACGAGCCAGCCGAGCCGAGCGCGGTCGAGATCACCGACGCGACGCCGTTGAGGTTCGTCTGCGCGGTGAAATCGAGGCCGGTCACGTTCTTGACCGTGCCATCGATCGTGATGTTGAAACCGCCATTCGAAACGAGGGTCCACGCTGCCATGGCCTGAGCCGCCACGGACAGCAGGCCGCCCTTCAGCTTTGCCGACGTCGCGGTCTTTGCCCAGCGGCCGACCAGCAGCGACTGGGGCTGCGGGGTCTGATTGAAATACAGGGCGGCAGCCTGGTATTCGGGCGACGCGAGGCCCAAGTCGTTCGCCACGGCAGCGGCCGACGGGTAGGCGCGGAAGCGCTCGCCCGGGTCGATGACCGACGAGGCGCCCAGCACCAGGCCGGTGTTCAGGTTGGCCCCCTGCGCGGCCTGGGGCGACATGTTGATCAGGACATTGATGAGCCGCGAAACCGGCAGAGTGTTCGGCATGGACCGCTCCAAATGGAAAAGCCCGCTCGCGGCGGGCCTGTGGAATGGGGTGAAACTGGATTACGGCTTGACGTTGACTGGCGTCGTGGTCGTCGGCGTCTGGATCGTGGCGCCCGCCGAGAGGATGTTCAGCACTGCGTAGCTGCGCGTGACCTTGCGGCGGAAATTCAGCATGACGTCATATCGCCGAATCCACTGCTCACTGACCAGGTCGGGCGCCGGGCGGATCTCGCCGGTGTCGACCGACTGCATGTCGTTGGTCTTCAACTGCTCAAGGTTCTGCGGGATGGCGAGACCGTCGAGCAGCTGGTGCGCATACTGCTTGGCGTTCGGACCATAGAACGACGCCAGCACCTCGATCGCTTCGTGGCGCACGTAGGTATCGCTACCGTCGCCATCTGGATCGTGGGAAATTGCGGGCCCGGCATCCGGCGTCTGCACCATGACGCCCAGCGCGCACCAGTTCGCAGTCGCCTCGGGCTGCTTGGGGACCGTGGCCTGCCAGCGTGGCCGGACCATGTTCCCGGGCAACCCGGTAATGCCAACGATCATCTTCTGGAAGATCGCGTCGAGCGCCGCGTCCTCAAGCGGTGGCGAAGCCACGGCAGGCGAGAGGTATCCCCCTGTCGAGCTATCAGCCATGTCTTACCCCGAGAGTTGCTTCAGCGTGCACGTCGCGGCCACGAAGCCACGGCCGTACGTGCTGTAGTCGTTGACGTTGGTCACCGTCCATTGCAGACCCTGCCAGTTGACGATGTCGGCGTCGTAGCCAGCCTGCCCGTCGATGAGCTTGAACCGTGTGTGGATTAGGATCGTGTCGCTGATGCGAGCGCCTTCGGCGACCCGATGCAACACCGAACCGGTCGAGCTGGTCACCACGCCAACAAAGGGCGTGGTGGTGGGTGTGTCCACCGCGATGCCGTCGTTCCCTACCGTCTGCGCATTTCGCGTGACGGTCAGGGTGAGGTCGGCAAAGTCCGGATCGAACAGGATGTCCGAGACGTCGAGCAGTGGCATTACTTGTCCCTCACCACGTAGGTAATCGACTGGCGATACTGGCCGGTGTCGATCAACGGCTTGGCGTTCGCATTGTCGGGCTGGTTGCCAGCGGCGCGGCTGGCCAGCTCGGCAGCTGCGCCCTTCCGCCCGCGGCGCGCACGAGCGCGTAGGGTCGCTTCGGAAAGCGGTGCGAACGGGCCGTCCGTGATCTTCGCACGCACGCCGTTCTGGCCGATCAGCCCGGCTTTGTTGAGCGCCGCATTCACGCCCTGCCGAGAACCAGACAGCGCCGCACTGGCGCCACTTCCTAGGGCATCAGCGACTTTGTCCCGCACGTCCTTGATACCGGGAATCAGGTGCGGGCGTGCCGGAATGTTGTTGACGGGCGAACCGGTTTCCATGATGTAGCCGATCGACGCATTGTTGATGGGCTCGCCTTCGTCCCTGCGCTCGGCCTTGGCCGATGGCACGCCAACGAGGACGTCCTTCTTCACTAGCTCATTAATGGCGCCGATCACGGCGCCGAGCTTGTCCACCTTCATTTCGACCATAGTGCCGCCTCATAGCTGCAGACCGCCGGCACCCATGGCCCGCGCGATCGTGAGAAAGCGCACACCGTAGGTAGTCTGGTTCCAGAATCCAGCGTCCTGTAGCGTCACTGCGCCGGTGTCATAGGACACCGAAACCTTGTCGACGGACTTGGAAGATGTCGGCCCCTTGACCTCGCCGGGTGTGCCCCCGGCAGCCGCAGCGTCCTGGTCACGCTTGGCGAGCGCCAGATGGTGGGCCGTCACGAGCTCGATGCCCTGATCCGTCAGGACGCCCCAGCGGTCCGGGTTCACGAGCGATATGGAGACGGTCAGCCAGAGCTGCACTGTCGCGTCCGGGTACTTCGTCGTGTCGTTGAACTCGGGAAAGTCCTGTCGGAACTGTTCAGGTGTCATAGGTGGTTGGCTGATGCCCCTCGCGAGGCATCATACCCCTTACTTTTTGCTTGTCTGCTTGGCCGCTGCGTCCGCTGCCTTCTCACGCTCGGCGATGGCTGCCTCGCGGGCATCCAGCGCGTCAGCGCGCGCGTTCAGATCGGCTTCGCGCTGAGCCAGCTTTTCCTCGCCGTCGGCCAGAGCACTGGCGCGGGCATCCAGTGCTTCCTGGAACGCCTTCAGCTGCTCAGCCTTGCCCTCCAGAAACTGGGCGGCAGAGTCGAGCGCCGCACGCTGCTCTGCCAGCTCAGCATCCATTTCTGGGCTGGTCGGCGGCTCGTCACCGGTGTGCGCCTTCACGAACCAGTGTTCAGCGGTTTCCTTTTCGACGGTGTGATTGCCGACCGGGTAGTCGGTGTGCTTGCCGTCATCGCCCAGCAGCTTGAACGCCTTCTCGACGTAGATCTTGACCTTTGCCATGACGCCCCCTTAGATGCCGTCGCGGTAGCCAATCAACTCGGGGTACACGACTTCGACCACGCCGAGGCGGCCGAAGTACGTGGTGAGCTGGCGGATGTCGCGATACTCGAGCGGGGTCCGCTGCAGCGGCACCAGCGGGAAGCGGACTTTGTCCTGCTCTTTGGTGTACGCCATCATGCGGTCCGCGTTCGCGGTGCCGCGCTGATAGAGCCACTTCAGCGGCTGGATGTTCAGCGGACGGCCGTTGATCGAGTTCGAAATCGTGTTCTGCTTCAGGTACTCGAGCACGCTGATGTTGCCGGCGCTGCTGACCTTGGCGCTCACGAGCTGACCAAACTTGGCCGGCGGCAGGCGGAACTCGGACGGGCAGTAGGCATACGCGGAGGCAGCCCAGACGCTGGTGAGCAGCTCGTTCACGTCAGCCAGAATCTGATCCGGCGTAGCAGTAGCCCAGTTGCCGGTCTGCGCGTTCGTGAGGTTGGTCACAGCAACGTTGTTCACCAGGCCGGTGACACCCAGCACCGTATCGCCGATGTAGACCTGCTCGTCGACGTCCATGTTTTGCTTGAGCTGCATGCCGGCGTACTTCTGCTGATCCACCGGTCGGCCAAGCTTCTGAGCGGACTCCAGTTCGGGGATGGTCCAGCCGACCTGCATGCCCCACAGCGTCAGCGGGTTGGCCGTCTTGCCGATGTCCAGCGCAATACCCTGAATTGCCGAGGCGTCCTTGCCGATCCACGACTTGCCGTTCGGCGATGCACCACCAGCAGCCGCGAAAGACGAGTTGGTGAACGACGAGGTCTCGTCGGCGATCGACACGTCTTCACGCAGGTCGATGTCGCGCGACCAGGTGACCGACGCCAGCGGACCGTGCAGCGTCTGGTCCAGCCGTTCCAGCTCGCCGATCAGGAAGGCGCCGGTGCTATCGATCGTGCGGCTATCGAACGTCAGCATGTTGTCGCGCGTGCGAGCGCGGATGATTGCCGGGGCGTTGACCATGGCGATCGCGGCCGCGGCAGCCATGCGCGGGAGGATGATTTTGCTCATTCTGGGTAGCCCCTTAGATGTTGAAGGCGATTTCGACATTGCCGTTGGCATCACCGGCGTTCGTGAAGATGGCGCCCGTGACAGCGATGGTGTTCGTACTATCGGCAGCTGCCTCGATACCGCCGATAGGCTTGCCCGCTGCGGCGTTCGCCACACGGATGTACACGGCGCCGCCAAGCGCCGGGGTGCCAGCGTTGTTCTTGACGGTCATGTAACCGCGGCGCAGCACGTCCGCTACGCCCTTGGTAGGCGGCGTGGCGGTGCCAAGCGGATCAGAAGCGGCACCGCCCGTGGTGGGATACGGACGCACCAGCAGGCCATAGACTGCGGTAGCTACGTCACCAGCACCCACCGGTACGAACTTGCCGTTGGCGATCTTGCCGAACAGGCCGTAGCCAGCGAACGGGTTGGTCGAGTCGAGAATCAGCGATTCGACCGTGGCCTGCGACTGGCGCGAGATGTCACCCGGAATGCCCGAGGCCATGCGATACAGGATTGCGTTGCCCATGTGCGGGACTCCTTAGTGAGCGGACCGATCGGCCCAGTACTTGCGGTTGGCTGCGTTGATATCGGCGACCGTGCGGGGCTTGCCGAAGTCCTTGGTCTTCGCGACGCTGTCGTGCGCGCGGCCGTTGTTCTGGGCCTTCACCAGTTCGCTGGCGCCCATGAACGCGGCGTGCACCAGCGCGACCGGCAACTTCTCGAAGTCAGCCGTCATGCCGCCTAGGAACGGCGTGATCGCCGCCTTGCCAGCGTCAGTCTTGTAGGCTAGGTCAAGCGCCTTGCGCTGGCACTTGCACAGGGCAGCCGCACGGTCTTTCGTTTCCATCTTGGCGTCCATGGTCGGAAGGCTGATGCCAGGTGCCAAGATCTCGGCGCGCGACGGAATGCTGGCCGCCGCGTCGCCGGTGTACAGGTCGACTTCAGCCTGGCTGATCGTGCCGGCCGTTTTGGCCTGCGTGAGGTCGCCGCCGTTGTCGCCGGTGCCGCCCTTCTCCTTGGCTTCGCGCGCCTTGCGTTCTTCCTCCGATTCCTCGTCTCGCGCTTCCTTCAGCTCCTGAATGTCGGCGTCCATGGACTTCAGCTTGGCCAGGATCTGCGTGAGGGCATCGCCGGTCTTCGCTTCCTTTTCCTTGGCCTCGCGCGCCTTGCGCTCTTCTTCGGACTCCTCGTCCATGGACTCGGCTTCGTTGGCCAGTTCCTCGACGGCGTCGGCGTCCTTGGCCATGAATGCCGCGCGAATGCGGTCAGCGAAGCTGCGTTTGCCCTTGGGCTTGCTGTCTTTGGTCTTCATATCTTCGGTTTCCTTATCGCCGATCGCGCAGCGCGGGCCACACCGGCCGCGCTCGACGAGGGCTACGTGGTTGACAACGATGTTCCGCTGTACCCCGCGGCCGGGTGATACCTGTTCGTAGTCCGCCTCATAGCCGAGGCTGACCTCTTCGATCTCGTCTTCCTGTACTGCCTTGATGGACGCGGGGTGCTTGATCAGCAGGTCGGCCACCAGTAGGTCGTCGGCAAGGCCCGTGCCGCGGCGCGGGTTCAGCATCACACCCTGGGTGAGCATGGCGAAGTTGGACGGCTGCACGAAGTCGTCAGGGTGATCGAGCGTGATGTCCTTGCCCATGCAGCTCGCCTGGGTCGCATCACGGAATACCTCTTCGGCCGTCCGGCTGATGCGGATCAGGCCATCTGGGCCAGGCTCCACCGGCACCTCGCCAGGGCCATACAGCATCTCGCCAGTCCGCGCGACGGGTACTTCCTCGCACAGCAGGAAGCCCTCGGGCGTCAGCGACCGCTTCGGTCCGAGCTTCTGAACTGTGAAGAAGCGCATTGCCATGGATCAGTCCTCGGGAATTACAGGTTCTGGATAGCAGCGGCAGCCGTAGATGCAACCGGCGTGTGCGCGACGCCCGGTCCGTTTGTCTGCGATTGGCGGGTCATCCCAGCGAATGAACTTGCCTTCCAGCTCTCGGTGGTCTTCGCGCACATCGCCGTCGCCAGCAGTGCGCCAGAAGTACCCGGGCGAGCCGACATGCAGTGCGCGCGCCTCGGTAAGCGTCGACGCAGTGCGCGCGACCTCGGTCCGGGCTATCAAGTCGGCGCGGCTCTTGGCCACGTCGCCCGATGCCTGGATGGCCTTTGAGATCTCCGACGCCCGGTTGCTGTCTTCGATCGCCTCGATCGTCAGCTTGTGCACGCGCTGGGCAGCGTCGAGCGGGATGGACTTGATCAGCCCAACCTGCTCAGCCATCAGCGCCTGCATCGCGGCGCCAGTGGGTGCGGTCCGGATTTCCAGCCGCAGCGCGCGAGACAGGTCCTTGGCCTGCAGCATCCACGCCTGTTCGTCGCGGCGGTTCACCTCGGACAGCATCTCGGCCGCGGCGCGCTCGGCCCATGGCGTCAGCGCCTCGGCGTACCGCTGCAGCAGCTGCTCAATCGTCGGCAGAACGGCGGGATCGCCAGGCGGAAAGCCATTGACCAATACGCCCACCTGCTGGGCGACCTGTCGGAGCTGCGTCCTGTACACCCTTTCCGGTCCGCTGGTCCTTACGGGGTTCCGGCGGCGCTTCCGGTCGGTTGTTCGGATCATCACCATCAGGCAGTTCCATCTCAGGCGTCGGCGGCGGCTCGTTCTCGGCCGCGTCGATGTCCTCGTCCGTGATGCTGGTGTACACCCCGGTAACGTGGCTCGACTGGCGCAGTTCCTTCATCGCCGTCGGCTTGTCGATCAGGTCGGCGTCGTAGGCCGCGACCACCGCATCCGTTGTCGTCTTGGCGTTGCTCGCCTTCTCGGTGTCGGAGAGCTGCCACAGCGATCGGAACGCGTAGGCGAAGCCCTCCGGAAGCGCCCTGCCGAGCACGGACCGCCCCAGCACGGCCATCAGCCGTGTCACAGGCCGACGCAGACGTCTTTCCTGCTGCTGGTTGACGTTGTCGTAGTACGTGCGCAGGTCCGACTCGCCTGACGAGTTCAGGCCGGCCGGCGACTGCCCGAACAGGCGCACCAGGGGAATCTGCAACGCGCCGGATAGCTGCTGGCCGAACTGCATCAGCACGCTGTCGAGCCCCGAGAACTGATACGTATCGGTCTGCATGTCATCGGCCGCATCGACGAGCGTCATCCCCTCGTTCGACTGGAACCGTCGGATCATGTCGACGTTCTTGATCAGCGCTTCCAGCGCCGGGCCGCCCATGGCGATGATCTCGCGCAGCTTCTCGACCTTCAGCGTGCGCAGATGCGCCTTGTAGACGAGCTGTGCCGCACCGATGGTCGTGCTGTCGAATGCCACGAGCCGATCAATCAGCCGCTCGATGACCGACTGCCCCCACAGATTTTCGGCAATCTTCTGCCAGTACGGCAGGTCGACACCGTCGATGCGCAGCACCCGGCTGTAGTGGATGCGCTGGCGCGATAGCGCCATGCTGTCGGCCACTACGTCGTAGTACTTCGGCATGCCCAAGTCCGGGCCCAGTTCGGTGACCAGGTCTTCCAGCGTGGGCTGAACCATCCAGCGGTCCAGCACCAGCAGGCCCTTGAACTGATCCTTGCCCACCGACTCCGGGCGCAGCGGCGTGGACGGGTTCTGTCCGTCGATCAGCATGACCGCCAGCGCACCACCATACAGCCGTGCCCACTTGATCGTGTCGCAGACGCGATCCCACAGCGCCATGTCCTCGATCGCGGCGTTCAGCCTGTCCTTGTCATCAGGCGGAAGATCCGAACCGATCTCGATGCCGGCGCGAGTCATGTCCTCAGCGACCACGTCGACAGCCTGGCCAACGACCCATGACGACCGGTACATCGCCTCCATCTGCACGCGGTTGCGCGAGATGAAATCGAAGCCGTAGCTGTACTGCGAGGCCTGGTTGTTTGTGCCCAGACCGACGCGTGCCTCGAAGTTCTGGAAGCTGTCGCCGCTGATCCAGCGCTTGGCGCCGGCGGACGCGGCCACGTTGGCCTTGTGCGCCCGTTGCTGCGCTTTGCGTTGATTACGGTTCATTGCTGTCCGAGTTTGGTCCAGATATCCATCGACCGGCCGCCGGCCAGCATGTCATTGATCGCATCCACCATCGGATCGATCTGGTCATCGTGTGCGTGCGTATCGTCTGGCGTGAAGGCGTCGCATTCCTGCGTGAAATCGCTCACCCACGGCGCGTCCTCGGGAATCATCACCAGGCCGCTGTCGATATAGCTGACCACGTCCATGACGCGCGTCAGCTTGTCGCGGTTGCGCTCGATGCCGTCGACCGGGATGCTTCCCGATGCTTGGATGTCCTGAATCAGGCCGGTGCCGCTGGCCTTGTCCTCGATCATCATGCGCACCAGCGGCGCGCCAAAGTGGAACTCGTACGGCAGGTGCTTGTTCCAGAAGTCGATGGCCTTCGTCCGCAGCTCGGGCGCCGGCCACTTCCCCCGGATCTGGTCCAGCAGGTAGATCCGGCCGTTCTTCCCGTGGCCCCAGCACTGCAGCACGCTGTAGTCGTTGCGCTCGGCGGTCTTCTGCGCCGTGTCGGCGTAGATGACGCGCTTGTGCAGCTCGGGCACCACCGAGTACCGCCCGAAGTTGGCGCTGCGGATGATGCCGCCGCCCAGTGGGCTGGGGCGCTGCATGTACTGGCCGCTGAACACGTACCGGTCAGCCTTCTCGCTGGCCAGCAGGTCGTC